ATGAGTCATATAAATTTAAGAGAAGAAAAAGAGCGGGATTTTCTGCTTGCTTATGAAGAAGAGTTGAAAGAATTGGGCGAAGATGCCCCTTTTGTACCACGCGATGAAATCATTTTCAGAACGTTGCATAGTGGGCGCGGACGCTTCTATGTCTCTTTTGAAGAGGCTGCCCGACAGGTGAAGCGTATTTATAACCGCCGGCCGTTGAAATGCCGTAACCAGAGAAAGGTTGCTATGTATCAAGAGTTGGCCAGGCTGGTTGCCGAGTACCGAATGCGTAAGCCCGGGGCGTCGTTCAGAGATGCTTTATTTACCGTGTTGGCCGAAGCGAAAGCTTCCCGTTTCTTTTTCGGTGTACAGACCGGTCGTTTGATTCTTTATCGTCGCCAGCGTTGTGCCGTATGATGTGCAGATGGGTTGTTGCAATAGGATTGGTCGGTTTGTTTTTCTCTTGTTCTTCCCGGAAGCACATGGTGGCACATTATCGGGAAGAAAGCTGTAAAACGGTCGAGGCGGCATTTCGCGATACGCTTAAACAGCGACATGTCGAGCAGGAACAAGAACAGACGTTTTGGGATATTGAGATGGTCAGGGAATGGGTCGATACAGCCGATTCTCTTGCTCCTCGTCCGGCCTGTCCCGATAAGACCGTAGAGCGTTGGCGTATCAAGGCAGCTTCGTCCAAAGTTGTACAACGGGTCGATTCGCTCGAAAAGGTGAAAAACACCGAGTCTTTTTTGTCGGATACTTGTGCGGTGGCGGGAGATGTCGATAAGACCGATGAACGCCGTACGGGAGGAAATGTATCGTGGGTATTGTATTTGATGCTGGTTGTATTGGGCATTGTTTCTATCGGATTAATTGTTAAACGTTAAAATCAAAAAGTATATGGATCGAAAAAAAATAATAGGCGTTCCCGAAAGGATCGAAAAGAAAATATGTGTACAGTTGCGTATAGACAGGGACGAATTGAGAGATGAATTGTTGAAACGGACGACTTATATCGCTGTTCCTTTACAAGGAACCGGGCAGGATACCGAGGAGTATTACGATCGGTTACTCCTTACTGCCGATGAAGATATTTGGGTGGGCGACCGTTTGCAAGAGGCCGGCGACAGGGTGTGTGAAGTGTTGGCCGGGTATCTGACCGGCGATGGTTGCACTTTCGATGAACAAGGGCATTGTTGCATGACCTTATTGCTCCCTTGTGCGACCGTCCCGGGGACGGCCGACCGCATTGCTCGTATTATCAAAGAGATATTTGTGCTGTATGTTTTGACGCATTGGTTCGATGATCGTTTACCCGAGAAAGCGCAATATATCGCTTTACAGTATGATGAGGCGATCGACTTGTTGAAAGCCCGTCTCAACCGGCGCTCTCGTCCCATCGTGCGTCCCGTGCGGCATTTATGAGTCGGGTGAAGTTCGCATAAGAACGTCTCGTCTATCCGGCGGGACGTTTTTTTATTCTCTTTTTGCCGGAGTTTCATTCTAAAAGTCGGTTATATAGGATATTTAACCAATGTTTGTGTGTATATGACGAGAAATAAGTATCTTTGGAGCGTTATTCTAAATAAACAACAGAATGGAAAACAATTATTCTTACAGCGGGTCGGGCGTGCAGACCGCACAAGTGACCTTGATGAAAAGTCTTTATTTGTGGATGAGTGTTGCTTTGGCAGTTACCGGTATTACCGCTATGGCCGTAGACGCTTCATATCAGTTACAGCAATTGCTTTTTAGTGGGAAATACACTTTTCTTGTATTGGTTGTTGCCGAGTTGGCGTTAGTGATATACCTATCGGCACGTATAGCCCGCATGTCGTTTGCATCTGCCATGGTCAGTTTCCTGGCTTATTCTTTCCTGAACGGGTTGACCCTTTCGGTCGTTTTCTTGGCTTATACAAAATCTTCGATTGCATCGACGTTCTTTGTAACGGCTGGAACTTTTGCCGCTATGAGTCTTTACGGGTATTTTACCAAAAAAGACTTGTCGTCATGGGGTAATCTCTTTTTTATGGCGCTTATCGGATTGATTATTGCAACGATCGTCAACGTTTTCTGGGCCAATACGACGCTTTATTGGGTTACCACGTATGCGGGAGTCTTGATTTTTGTGGGACTTACGGCTTATGATACGAATCGTATCAAACAGATGTTGGCCAATCAGGAAGTGAATGAAGGAACACAAAAGCTGGCATTGCTTGGTGCATTGACCCTTTATCTCGACTTTATTAACATGTTCCTTTATTTGTTGAGAATTTTCGGTGATCGTCGATAGTTTTATCCGCTATTATTTGATTCATAAAAAAGATAGCCGGTTCTTTATAGAAGAACCGGCTATCTTGCATTTGTGTCTACGCCTTAAAGAGGTATACCTTTTCGTTTTTGCCGTTTTTGTAGAGGTCGAAGTGGAGCCACGATACGCCGTCCTCCAATCGAATGGGGTACGGCAACAGTTCTTGTTTTGCGATGATGAGCCGGCGGGCTTCTTCGGCGGTCATGCCCTCGACGTTGCAATCGACGGCTTTTCCCAACATGTGGGCCGACAGGTACAGACTTCCTGCATCGGTCTTGCTTTTCACCAGTTCGCAGATGTTGCACCGCAAACCTCGTTGTGTGAAGTTTCCTCCTGCATGCCAGTTGTTGACGGTCATGGGGGCGCATAGGATTTGCTCCCGTATCACGTTCAGGGTCTCGATGAGTTTGTCGTCGAGGAACATGGCGGCATTCTCGCCGTATCGTTCGTAGACGTGCTTGCACACCAGTTCTTTGACGGAGAAGTAAGGGCTTTTCATTTTTCTTCCTCCTTCTTTTTATCCGGCAAATCTTCGAGAACCCCCTCGACCTCACGGCGACCGAACAACTTAAATACATTCACCCGCTTTTTTATGCCCCGGTACTCGAAATAATTGTTGAAGCAGCTCGAAAGCTCGATACCGTACACCAACAGCAACGTCAAGGCCGAGAGCAACGGAATGCCCAGCACCTCACCGAACGTCCGCCCCATGATACCCGCCAGCGTTACCCAACAGATGTAATCCACCAGCTTGTTCACGGCTCGCCGCCATTTCCGAGAGGGGCGTATGCGCTCCCCTCGTTTCCGCGCAGCAGCCACACCGAAGCGGGTATCTGCAACAATCAACACCAAAGCCAGCAACAGGAACGGACTCATGCTTTGGTAAAAGTCAACCACCGGAGAAACGAACATCGCCGTTGCCCCGTTTATCACGCTCCGTTCCTGCGACATCACCCGCGCCGTGTCTGTCAATATTTGTTCCGTCAGAAGATCGTACATGTTTAAAAGATCGTTAGATGTCAATACAATAAAAACGTCAAGATTCAAATATCTTGCGTCAGGATTTTCTGCCAATCTGAAAATGAAAATTCTCCGTTGGTATTTCTTCCCCCTATTCGACACATTAGCCCGTGCTCTGCGGAATATCCGATTTGAAGGCTCAACTGTTGAGTGCCGTCAAGAAATTCGGTCGTAACGCTAAGAATGGGGAATTTATTTGTTTTGTCCTTCCCCACATAGCCGGAAAAACTTTGTACAGAATCCGTATCGGGCATATCCTCGTCTCCGGCAACATTCGATGCCGTGCGAAGCCTATCCGCTGTCATGGCACTATTCGCATACGTCGCCGTACCCGTTTCATCGCCTATTGCCAGATACCCCGATGTTCTCGGGAATTTCAATGACAAGCCTGACTTATCCGTCTCGTCCCACATCAAGCGCATTTCATAATCGGCCGTGCTGCCCGGTTTGTGGAAATCGATATATCGCCCGACCGACATAACCCCGTCCGATTTGACGACAGGTATATGCCCTCTCGGGTCGCCGCTCGACCCGGTAAACGGGGTATAACCTTTTACCGAAATCGCATCTATTTTTTTGAGTGCCTCATTCAGTTCCCCGATAAGCGTTTTGAGTGTTTTCCCCGTGGTCGGGTCCACCACCGCGTTCCATATCGTCGCCGGGTACACCGTCTTCCCGTTCTCTTTCAGTTTCTTAATCCTTGCCATAATTATTGTCATTTATCGATTTAAAAAATGTCATTCCGAGGAGCATGTGAGGAATCCCCGCCCCAAATGCATGTCATTCCGAGCGAGCGGAGCGACGAGGAATTTTCTTGCAAGTGAGAGCAAAGGAAAAAATCTTTTTCACTTTGCCGAGTGCCGCAGAAAATCAGCTCCGCCGAATTCCTGAAAACCCCGGAAACTGCGTTTCTCAAATCGTTATCTCCGCATACTCCGTTACGTCCGTTACTGCCGCCGATTTCAGATAAGTGGCCGCGATGTCCGCCCCGTTCTTGTCCTGCGTCGCTTTCGTGGCACTGGTAGCACTGCCAGCCGATGTCGCATAAGAAGCCCTATCTGCTTCCGTGGCATGGCCGGCCATATCTGCCGCAGCGGCTTTGTTCACCGTAACCGTGCCGTCCGATGTTACGGTAATATTGCCGCCACTCTTCACGAGTCCGGCTTTCGACGCCGTTGCCACAACAGGTAACTCATCGAAACGGGCGTATGTATCTACTATTTTGTCCCCGTTCTCATCGCAATCGGCTTCACTCGCTTTTTCGGCAAAATGCACAGTTATAATACCGCTGCTATCCACCTCTACATCTTCTCCCGACTTCACACCGCCGAGGGCTGAAGCTGTCGCAACCGGAAGCGTGTATTTGTTTGCCCCCGCCGCGATACCGTCCAGCTTCGTTTTATCCTCCTTGCTCATCAACCCGTTGGCCGAAGAGGTAGCTGTGGTATTTCTTGCCAAGTCTCCGATAGCCACCCCCGAATCCTTAGCCGTTTTATTGCTTCCGGCCGAAGTCAGCACCCGATCCGCAGCCCCGGCATTCGCCGACATCGTTACGGCATTGGCCGTTCCCTGCTGTACCTTCGTGTCCGCATAACTTTTCGCCGATTGCAGGTTCTCGGCCAGCAACCCGGTAAGCGTCTCCGTGTCGGTAATGCCCGTAAGGAACGATTCAATCTCCTTCCAGCGGTTGATCGTCGCGTCCGAAGCGTCCGCATCTTCGAGGAAAGCGTTCACCTTCGCCACGAACCGCGACAAGTCATTGCCGTCCTCACTGCCGATAGCCGCCCGCAGGTCGCTGAAAGCAAGCTCCATGTTACCCCTGCTTCCCCCGGCCAGCACTTCCAGCAACTCGTCCAAGAGTTCAGCCAGCGTAAAACCGTTTGTATCAACAACCCCCTCCGGTATCGTTGCCGGATAAATCGTTGCCCCGTTTTCCTTTAACTTCTTAATCTTTGCCATAATAATCTGTTTTATTTGTGTTTAATGGTTATTTGTTATTTCCGTGTACTCCGTGTCGGAGAATTTCGACGATGTGATCGTGCCACTGCCACTGTTGCCGAGGTCGATATAGCTTTGCGTAACCACCCTTTCCCCCTCGTCCGTATAAGCATCTTCGTCGATGCTTATCACGTGTACACGCGTAGCCGAGGTTTTGAATCGTATTGTAAAACGAGTGTCCCCGTCCCGTTCCACACCCTCTATCGTGTACATGCGTGGCTCATTATAATTACTCGCCCCTTTCAACAACAAGTTGCATTTCCCGTCGAGATAATTGTAAATCGCCCCTTGCACATCGCCCCAGTACCACGCATCATCTATCCCGAATGACCCGTTTTCATACCGGCCCAAGTCGATCACATGCGTTGGCTTGTAGCCCTGCGAGGTCAAATAACCCGCAAAATCTATACTCTCGACCTCCTCTTTCGTGGCGAAGTCGTCAAGAGAATAAGCATACTGTTTCGTCAAATTTCCGGCCTCGTTCCACACAATCTTGTGCACGTAGTCGTCAGACCCTACAAACATTGCCACATAGCTTAGAGATTCCCGACCATATATAATCCTCGCCGATACCGGGGAAATGGCCGACCCGAAACTGGGGCTTGTCGTCGAAAAGTACAATGCCTTATCCACGTCCTCCGCCGTAGTGCCCACCATCTGCCCTGCATCTTGGTCTGCATCGAAACTCACCGAGTGGTCATCGTCAATCTTATATTCGACAACCCAATCTTCCTGAGCATGTATTTTGTCTCGTAGAGCAGTGTCCGAAATGTTCGACAAGTCTTTCTTGGCGTAATCTGCGAGGTTCTCCACTGTCAGTAAAATCTTACAGTTCCCCTCTTTCTCCACGTATGCCCGTCCGTCCGTAGTAACGCCGATGGCGGATTTTCCGAGTTTCATCTGTCGACGGGAAACCGCCTCTTTCTTTCCGTCAAATGTCGTCTCGTCCCAGCGGGTTTCAAGCCATGATGCGTCCCCGGCATCCCCGGCCTTTGTTAGTTTTTCTTCCGAATCTACCTCCGTCCGGAAGTATTTGTCCATGTCTACGGCGCTCAGTAGCGCAGTTTCGTGCTCCCAGTAATTCCCGTTCCAGAAGAGCATGACTACCGATATTCCGTCGACTGTTATCGAGAGAGGTTTTCCGCTGTTCAGGAAATGTGTGAATGTTACCGTACCGGCTTTTTTCGCCATATACAGGTAGGCGGTCTTCACTCCGGTTTTTATCTCGGGGACAAAAGTTTCCGCATTGTCTACCATACCGCTCAGCCAGTTGTCCGCCCGGTTACTGTCGACCCATTGTCGCCCGACTTCGTCCCATACCCATAAAGAGAGAGTTTCGCCGTTGACGAAGCAGCTGCCCGGTATGCCGTTCGGGTGTCGGGAGAGAAATGCTCCGATTCCGAAATAGTATCCGAGAAATTTTCCATGTGTATTACATTTCATAATTTTGTGTTTTTAGTTTTTGTAAGAGGTTAAGTAAAAAGCATTTGCCGACGCATGGTGGCCGCTTTTTCACTTTGACCCAGAATTTCGTATACCAATGCTGCGCACAAATAGCATGTCGAATCACCCAAGAGGGGATATAAATCGTATCCGCCCTCTTTTTCTTGCGGAATGGGCAGGTAAGTAGCACTTTTTATTTCGTGTCGGTGCAAGTATGGCGGCAAGGAGAAATAGTCGAGGACTGTATTCCCGTAGTCATCGGTCGTGATTATGGCTACCGGTTTTTCCGTACCTCCCCGTGCATAGGGATTATACTGCTTTTCTGCCATAGGGTGGCGATTGTCGAGAAAATGAGTTACGGGTCGTCTCCACCCTTTCATTTCGAAACGGAGCATACGTAGCATATCTTTGGGTAGAACGACTCGTCCGCTGCCGTCTTGTCTCATTTGTGGAGAGAGTTTAGTGCTGATGTCGATACCTTGACACAGATATTCGGGTGCAATCAATAATTGTTGGGCGAGAGCCTCTGGCCATTTTGCACGGATATATCGATCGATATCCGCACCTCCGGTCTGGCTTACGACGTTGTCCCAGTCGGGAGTCAGTTCTTCCATGTCGGTTTTGACACGTTCTATCCATTGAGCTGTTGTCAAGAACATAAAAACTCCTTTCTTTTATTATGCACTGAGATGGGGAAAGTATATACCCTTTTCCCGGGCCGCTTTTTCGATGCTTGTCGGAGACCGTAACTTGTTGGTCGGTACGAGGTAAGGCTCTCCTCGCAATAGTTCTCGCGCTGCTTGCCAGGAGACGATGTTTTCGACAGGGGTGGCATCGGGTTGCGGTGTTTTGAATCCGGTTTCGTTGTAGAGGTCGAATAGTCGTCCGTAGTCTATATCCTGTTCGATGGCTTCTTGCAGTTCTGTATTTGAAGTGGTGTAGTAACCGTGTATGTTATCTTTCGATATGAATCGAATGCGAACTTTCTTTTCGCCCATGCGGACGATCGTGTTGAGGTTTCCGTGCAGGGTTTCGTAGGTTTTTATTTTTTTCATAAGGCATATCGTTTTAGAAGTTTACGGCGGG